CACTGCCCCAGTCTTTATATTTCTATAAAGATTGGGGTCGTCCTCTACACGAATGTATTCGTTCATTTTATGCTAAAGCCAGAGTTCTAAGGTCATTTATTCTAGGAGCAAAACATTCATTTGTTCCATTGAACACAACCTTAACTTGATAACCCGTGAATGGTGGTAATTCATCAACACTGAATTGATATTCTCTCATTTCATCAAGTTGTGTTGAAACAACCTGTTGATCGGGTCTACCAGAATTCTTAGCAGGATCAATTACACTATCACCAAAGTTATCACCATCAGTATCTGTCAAATTATCAAATCCAGGGAATAGAACAAATGATGGTTCTGTATTTGAACTATCAACTGTAAATACTCTATAAAGTGCTCTAATATCTGCGGTGGGATCAACGTAAGCTGCTAACAGTAACTTAAGTGATGTTGCAGGGTTCTTCAGATCAATTCTCTGAGAAACATAACTAGCAGCGTGTGGATCGTCTTGAATGGAATTGACTCTACCATCAGTTACATAATCATCAATTGGTTTATCAATTCTTGATCTATCAAAATCAATAGCACAATTATTGAGATAAATGAATGGTGAATAGTTGTTATCGTTAGTCTGTAGATCAACTTCAATAGTAAATGATTTATTTCTTGGTAGATCGGATAGAAGTCTATCTTCATTTACTTTTGAACAAACCATTTGTGGAACGCTATAGAGTAATGTTGCATTTGGCTCAGTTACCAAGAATCCTTGATCCACAAATGATGGTTCAACACCACCAGCACTAGTTCCAGAAACTGTCCTCACACGGGTATCAAACTTTGTTTTTCTAGGAGTAACAATATCAAGTCTGCAATTTAATCTATCAAACTGGATATTACCAGAAGCAAATACATCGTCACCACCAGCAACAAATTCACTTTCAAAGTTTAGTTGATTGTCACCTGTTTTTCTGTTTCCTCTATCAATTTCTAGATAGTAGGTATCAATAGTTTTATTTGCTTGGAATATCACATCATTTGGAATATCGTGAACTTTGTTAATTTGAGTCAGGGAGATTCCGTTAAACTCATATGGATATACTTCATCACGGCGAGCGTGTCTGGCAGCTGTGGTGCCTTCTGCACCCCTTGTAGCGATTCCAAGAGTTCCATTACCAATGCTGTTATAATACATAATCTCATTATCAACAATTATATAACCAGCTGAGGTTGTTATACCTTGGAATGTTCCAAATGGTGATGTATCCGCAACTCCAATAGTTGTTACAGTTGCATTGATATTACTGCTTAATGTTGTAGGATTCCTAGTTGGATCTACATTGTAAATATCAACAACATTACGAATGTCCTTAAGACCATGATTTGGATGTAAAACTTCGATTACATTACCAGAGTATAATTCATCTGATAGTGTAGAAGTTCTAACAGCAGTCGTTACTCCAGTATTCAGAGTTTTTGCAGTTCCATCTGTTTCATAATAAACTAAAGGATCATCAACCGTCAAATGCTCACCTTGAACATTTGTAAGGTACAAAGTATCAATGCCATTAATCGCAGAAATAGAGATTTGAGCACCAGTTCCTTTAGTTACATCTGATGTAGTAATACCAAGGGATTCTCCAACAACGTAACCAGTTCCAGTGTTTGCTAGTGAAACTGAGGAAAGTTTCCCATCACTAATGGTAATTGTTCCAGTTGCACCAGATCCGTTTCCGCTAATCGAAAATAGATTTACATTACTATAACTACCATCAGAATAACCGATACCAGGAAGATTGGCTTTGACAGTTTGAAGTGTTCCTCCGACATTACCAATCACACCATTTACTAGAGATCCAGTTCCAACTTTTCTACCAATTTGTAGAATATCTTTCATACTTTGTGTTAGCACCGTAGTGATACCAACATCAATTTGTCTTGGTAGAGACTTGATTGGATCTGATGGCATGGAGGGAAGATTATCACCATCTCTATCAATATCTGGGTTATGGAATGTTACTGTTCCATTATCAGTTAAGAAACGACACTTATTAATTTGGAACTTCATATCTTCAAACTGAGTTGGAGTCCAAATAGATCCGTTTTGTGACTTAAATAGTGAACCAGCACCATATTGTCTAGTATACTGTTGAGATTCTGGTCCAGATAGCTCAGCAGTGTTTACAGTCTTCTCTCCTAGTTTTGCAATCCAAGCATTATATTTAACGGAAGTTGGTGATAAGAGAACAATACAGTATTCAGTTTCTGGAAGAACTGGAATTGGTGTTGTAAATGTAACTCTAGTTGCAACACTAGCATCGTCAGAAACATTTACTTGTGATGGTTGAAGAACAACTTGTGCTTCTGGAGAAATAATTGTGGTGGTTGGTATGCCCAACTCCATTGTTCTTAATTCAACAGTTAACGCTGCCTTTCTATCTTTTGTTGCCATAAAAATGTCAACAGATGAAATGAACGCACCTTTTTTATCCGTTAAGAATGATTGTGCTAGCGGATCTCTGCGTGGAACTTCTCTCTCAATAATTCTTTCTCTTTCAACGCGAGTCTCCCTAATAATCCTAGGTTCAATAACTCTCGTTCTTTCAACAATTTCCCTCTTTTTAATGATAACTGGAGGTGGAAGTTTTTGGAATCTAAATGTATTAGTCTTAGTTACGGTTGTAACAGCGTTTCTGGTGGTTGTGGTTAGTTTAGTTTGAGTTGTTGTTAATGTAGTTCTTCTTATCGTGCCTTGAGAAGTAAATGGTGCCTCAGCATCACTATTCTTAATTTGACCAGGAAGTGCAATAGAATCCTTTCGACTACTAGTGACTTTAAATACCTTTGTACCCGTTTTAAATCTTGCGTTTTTATCATTCGGACCAGCAAACGCAATATTTCCGTAAATACTTCCAACTGAGTCGGCAATAAGTCTCTTTGACTTAATAGTGGCAACGGCACCACTGGTTCTACCGATAATTACAAATCCACTAAAGAAGAATCCAAAGAATTTGCCCTGCTGTTTACGAGACATAGCCTCAATATCCAGGTTCAGGAAAGTTGAAGAACTATTGTAGTTTTTCAAATTACTAATATCTTGATCTCTATTGTATGGATTAAATGTAAATGTATCTGTTGGATCTGTATGTGGACCAGATTTATGATTTGGTGTTGCTAATCTGGCAACAGCCCTTCTACGAGCTCTACCCTTGAATTTTTTACCTTTTGGATCGTCGGCAACACCTGATGAATCAGTTTGCGTAGAAAATTGGACAGAAGTTCTATTCCAAATTTCAACAGTTTCACCGACTTTAAAAGAACCTTGAACGTCTTCAATCTCAACTAATTTTGGAAGAACTCTAACTTTTTTAGATCCATCATAGAAAGCGTAATATCTTGTAAATGGTTTTAGACCATCTGCAAAGAAAGAGACATTTCTCTCTCTCATATAAGTAACTTGAGTTTCGTTTACATCAATATCTGTTGATACATTAGTAACCGCAGTTGATTTTGACTCTGTTACTTTTGTAGACTTTTTAGATGTAGTGCTCATCTGAGTTGGTCTACCAATTGGTTTTCCGACTCTAAATTTCTCAACAACATTTTGGCTCTTATTGTTGATAGTCTTGAACTTTCTCTTTACATTATTTTTACTTACAACTTTATTTTCAGTCCAAGTATCAGTATCTGGTTTGAGCAGAATTGTTCCTTTATATTCAATAATACTAAATGGGTTTACATTCTCAACTCTTGTAGCATATGCTTGCTTTAGATACTCTACCTCATCATAACGTAAACTAACAGCATCACCTGATTTTTGGCAATTGTTATCCAATAATGGTTTATTAGGATTGAGATCTAGAACTGCAGCAGTCGTAATATCTGCAAATTGAATTTGTGGAGCCAAAGTTACTTGACTGGATTCGCATGAAAGTTGCTTAATGCCAGGATCAACAACCATAGTTGTTAATTCATCATCAAATAAATCTCCATTTTTAAAATCGTCTGCAAAGAATCCAGTTTTAAATCTATTCAATCCATCAGCGTCTGTGACTTCTAGCGTTCTAGTTTCATTTTCTAATAGAGATAGTGAAACTGTGTCTTCTAGATTTGCCAATCTATCTTCAAGTGCAGCAATGTCTCTCATTGTATAACGTTTGTTATCAATGAGAGTTAATTTAGTTTGTTCAATATCATAAACATATGGTGGAGATTCCAAAACTGCCAAAGTCATAGACTCTTCAACAATTGTTGGTGGTTTTGGATCTTCTGATGGAGTTCCTTGAACAACCTCAATTTTACCCTCTGGAGTCAGGATAATTCTATCAGATCTTCCAAGATAGTATTCATAACCAATAATAGAACTTTCACTATCTTTTGGAATTAGTTGAGTTGTAGCACCTGCAGTTGAGTAATCTCTTGAATCATAATTAAATGGTGATTTATCAGTTGCGGTTCCGAAAGGAGCAACCCTTGGCCTAAAGTCTATGGTGTCGCTTGCTCTTACAAATTGGAACTCTCCAATGGCATTTGGATTAAAAATACTTGGAATATTTTTAGTAAATCTATCCGCACCATATGATAATACTGTAAAGGCATCACCTTCGTCAGTGTCAAGAATAGTATAATGATTGAAAACAATTACTAATTGTTTTGTTGGAATTTTATCCGAATTTACTCTAACCAGTCTTGAATAATCATAAATGTCTGGTCTTTGACCATCATCAAGAACAAAATCTTCAGTTATATCTACATAATTTCCATCAATAATAGATTGAACTGTTCCTTCAATTCTGGACTCTTGGAAAGTAAGTTTCTCTCCGATTGCAAATCTATCATCATTTAGATATACGACCTCAACTCTAGTTGGAGTAGATCTAGTTACAACTTGTGCAACAGCTGTATTGTTTGGACCAAGAATTTGCTCACCAACAATTGAATTTGTGTCTAATCCCAATCCAGTTTCAAAAGTAAGAGAATCTAAGACTGGAGCAGCTGCTGTTTTAGATTCATAAACAGCAATGACCTCAGCAACATCGGGGAAGTTAAGAGAAATTTCTTCATCTTCAACTCTAAGACCATAGAATGAATTATGATCTAATCCATTTGCGGTTCCTGTAGATACGCCTGAAGATCTCAGTTTAGATTTATTTACAGTTACTTTTGTGCTTCTCGTCCACTGTTTTAGTTTAGACGTTAATCCTCTCTTCTTAGCCGTGGTGAGAACCGCAACATTACTTTGACTTGCTTTTAAACCAGTAAGTACAACTTCTGTTCCATCACTATTAATTGAGAATTGATTTGACCTGAGATTTTCAGTAGTTCCATCCGAATATGATACTACATATCTTTCAGTATCAAATGCCTCAAATAGAGCACT